GGGTTCTCCTTTTCAAGGAGTTTGTCATAGTATTTTGGGATTGAGAGCTTGCGCCCGTCATGAGTAATAAAGTCGCTTGGAAAGCAGTCTTTGTTGTATTTTTCAAACCATTTTGAGGCGATGCCTGGTCGGCGTGACATGGTTGTGTATTCGGGTTGACGTACATTCGTTATTTCTCCTGTTTCGTAGTCGATATCAGAATAATGTTGCCAAGCAAGATCACCCGTTATTTTTTTGAGTACGTAGCGAGCTACATAGGCGGCAGATTCGAAGGTGACGTTACCAATCGAAGAGTAGCCGTAGGGCCAGAGTTTTTCCAATAGATTTGATCTATAGAGATGTTGGCCATTGATAGTATCTAGCAATTCCTTATCGGGAAAGTCGAATCCGAATAGGATTGCATGATAGTGAGGGCGTTTGTATTGATCGCCATATTCGCCGCAGTGAAAATAGCGGATTCCGTTTTTGAATTGCCAATCGGCACGTTTATTTTTTTGAGATGTTGGATAAGGGTTTTTGGGTACGACTTCTTTACGAAGTCTTTTAATGAATTTTTGAAATTCAGTTTTATCGAGAGAGTTCGGATTTTCTCGTTTATTGAGTGAGTCCTCATTGAAAGTAAGTGTGATGAAGGAGTTGTTTTCATGTAGTGAGGCTTCGTGAACGCATCGAATCGCCCATTCCTTTGAGCGATCGAGGCGACAGCCTACACATTGACCGCAAGGGATTTCTAGCGGGTCGTCAGGTTGTAAGGCATTGCTCGGAGTAAATACGAGCGAACGTTTGCCAGAAGGATTTAATTCTTTCGAATACCACCCTTCGAGAGGTTTATAACAGGGCATTTCATAGCCTTATACCGCCTCGTTTTGGGCGGCCCATTCCATTTTTCTTGTGAACGCGCTTTGCAGTGCGTGAGAATTGTTTTCGAGCTTTTCGTTGATTAGGACGTGAGCGTCTCATTGGTATAGATCCTCTTGAATATCTTTTAGGGAAGTACGGAACGATTTCTGTACTTCATCTATTGTACATCCATTGGATAGCATTCGTACAATTAATGGTTTAATCATGTTTTCAAAGCGAGCTTTAGAGATTGCTTTAAGTTCTTTTGGAGTCATGTTCTCACCTGATATTTTTTAGTTTTTTAGACACAAATTAGAAATTGGTGTCAGTGGGAACAGTTACATCAAGTAGAGGAACTGTTCCCACACCCTCATTTTGTATTTTCGTCGGAATCGACAGGGTTAATTATTTCGACTTTCGTCGGTATTTCTTCGGCAATTTTATTAGCTAGACCAAGGTCTATCATCTCTTGCATATTTTTTGGATCAGTGGCGAATTCGAAGAATTCTCCGGGATCGTTGCCAAATTTGGCACGTATTTTTGCAGGTAGATCGTCAAACGCATTCTGAGCGTGTATGACGATGTTTAGAGACTCTTGGTACTCGTTGACCTCGGTATAGTCTCCGTATTGTGCTGTAGAGGCTGCGACGTGCGTGATAATGCCCGTCTTATCATACTTGCTGAGTATAGTTTTAATCAGCGTTTCCGCTTTATGTGATTGTTTAGTCCGGCCGTCGTGATTTCCTTCGCTATCGCGAAAGGTTAGGCCAGCAGGTTTTTTGTGTTTGTATAGTGAATTAATTTGCATGATATTTTCCTATTTGTCTGAGTACTTCCACCCTTTACGGGTGAGGGTACGTTTTGGGGTTTTTGTATCAGATTTTTTTAATGGATTTTTTTTACCAACACTTTTCAAGAGGCCGCGGGCCCCAAAGACGGTGGCAAAGATGGTGGCTAAGCCACCGATTGAGAGACCAAGGCCTCTAGCTATTTTTGCGAATTCTGTTGATTCATAGAATTCTGACATGATTTTTCGACCAACATTTTCGAATTCTTCACCGCGCGTTTTTTCTCTAATTAACTCCATTTCGTCGAATTTTTTACGCACTTCCGTTTCTACGGAAGTTTGTTGTGCGCGTGTAAGGTCTCGATAAACAGCGTTGTTTTGTAGTTGGTCAGCTAAGTTTTTTACCTCCTGAGCTTTTTTGTCTACGTCGGCGTAAGTTGATGCGGTTTGTTGTGCTGCTTGTACTGCGTCACGTGTTGGGTGAGCTATTTGCGGCATTGCTCCCGCAGGAGTTGAGGCTCCGCCTTGTTGATATGCCAGTATTGGGTTAAGGCCTGCTTTTCTCATATCGGCCATTGAGCGTTGATAAGCAGTTGAGGACATTCGTTCTTGAAAGTCCATTTGTTTTCCGGCCGCTTTTTTTTGTGCATAGATTTGATAGGCAGTTCCAGCCAGATTTGTAGCGGCAGATAAGCCAGCAGCTGCGAGTATACTCATTTGATTTTGCCTTGTGGGGGTTTAATGAATAAGGCGACGATATTAGTAAAGATAAGTGTAACTACGTCCCAGTTTTGTGCGAGGAATTGAAGTATTTCCATTTTATATAGCTCCCTACGGGGTTTGCGAGCAGTGAAGCGACAATACTTGTCGCTTCACCGCTACGCTAGGTTTTAAAAACGGTCGATGTTTCCGGGTGTGCCGAACATTGGTAAAGGTCGGACACAGTTTAGGTGAAAGTACATATCGAGTATGAGATCAGGTTCAGAAGGAACAGCAACGACACGATCGATAGGTGGGTTTTCCGTTATGAATGTTTCACCAAGTACAGGTAAGTCTGTGAATTCTTGGGATAGGTGCCACGAGTCGAGCGATGCGGCAGCATCAGAGCGGAAGGCACCAGTAACAAGGGAAGGTTTATAGCGTAATTCGGCGTAGCGTTCTTGATAACCGAATACTTCGTCGTCGGCTGCAGTACCTTGTGCATAGATTTCGCGGTTTTCTACCGCTTGTTCACCGAGGTGAGCGAATGACGGCCAGTAGAAATCAAAGCGTTCATCGCGTAGCCAGAGTTTATTAATACCTTGTTGATAGGTTAAATCGGCACGTGCAGAAGCGATGCCGATGATATAGCCGTGTTCAGTAAATGATTTTACAAAGCCATTTTTTGAGACTCCTACCGTACCGAAGGCAGCTAGGTTTCCTTGTGGAGTTGTAGCGTCGGTTGATGAGGTTTGAGCTATTGGTGTTGTGTTTATAGGATTTGACCCACCGCCGAGATATTCGGGGCGTTGGAGTCGTGAGTCGGGCGAAGTTACCCCGAAGTGAGAACGAACTATCTCAGTGTAACGAGTACCGCCACGGGCATCTCGTTCTAGCATGCGTTGAACTTGAAACGCTTGGCGTAAATCGTTAATGGTTGTAGCTGTGGCAGATTCTAAATTGACTTCAAGAGTGCCATTTGGATCGTAATACCCAAATACGTCAGTAGGTCCGATTAAGAGATCGCCATTAGCGTCAGTAGTAATGTCACCTGCACCGGTGGGATCATCATCGAATGCACGATTCATAATACCAGCAACGTTAAGCCCTTCGATAAGTTCAACTGGTGCGGTAGTGCCAAGTGGGAGATTAACACTATCTCCTTTTTGTGGCCAAGGTAAGCAGCTTGTAAAGTAATCATGGCGTTTACCACGTTTTAACAAAGCGCCATTAGTATAGTCAGTAGGGTAAGAATCGGGACCGTCGTCAGTAGGTACATTAACCGAGTCTACAAGGTTTTCATCGCGAAACCATTCATTATAAATAAGGTTGTATGCTCTGAACGGGAGTGCATTAACAACGCCAGCGCCAACTTCAACGTCTATGGGTAGCCCAAAATGGTCTGCTAAATCACCAGTGTTATAGCCCCCTACAGGGTAGCCAACTTTCGGAATCAGGTAATCGGTTGAGTCGTCAGGGTTTGTTTGTTCTCCGTTGAATTTTTCCCAATTATCCCAGAGTAAGCGAGTAGGAACGAAGAAGAAGAATGTATCTAAGTACATATTATCCATAACGGGGTTAATGGGTGTAGCGAGACGGCCAAAGGCAGACAGGTTTAGGTTGAATGTGTCGCCGGGATATACCTCATCGACGAATATGGGGACTAAGTCCCCGAAGTCCATTGTTGTTTTGTGGCCGCTAGAGCGGTTGAATTTTGAACGCGGGATATTAGCGTGGGGTACGTTGCTAAAGTCGTGTTTCATTACGGTAGGCATGCGTGACATGTTATTGCTCCAGATCAATTAAGTTTATTTTATGAACAGGTGGTTGAGCTTCGATAATACCTGTTTTTTCATCGAAGGTGCCAAGGTGGAAACATTGGAAGTCTTCCGTGTTTGTATGGAATAAAGATTGTTCATCAGCGATAGAGTTAATTAACGCGCGTTTCATAACGTCGTCATTTTGTAAGTAGAAAGGTCGTGCGTAAGCTTCTGTTTTTGTGTCACGGATTGCGTATACGTTTAGTTTTGACATTTGTCTATATTCCTAGGTAATTG